TGTTGGTCAAGACACTTTCCAACCAAAAATTGGGTTTAAAACCAGATATGGTTTACAAGCTAACCCATTTGCTGAAGCTGGTACAGGCGACGCTGCTGTTATTAACGGCTCTGGTTCTGCAAACAGTAACAGATACTACCGTAGAGTACAGGTTGCAAACTTAATGTAATCTCACTCGAAAGAGTAAACGAATTGGGGCGACTATCTTTGATACATCGCCCCTTTTCTTTTGTATAAATAACTATATAATATTATAAATTATGGCAGGTGAGAATGAGTAAAATCGAAGAACACGAAATAAACAAACAGGAAAATATGTTCATTAAGGGTTATTACGCACCTGATGATGTCATTAATCCTGTGATTGAATGGACCACTCCTTTAAAACCACAGTTAGAAGGTGGCACCACTATGAACTCATATAGTGGCGAATTGCAAAAATGGGATGGTGTAAACAATGCATATAAAGAGTGTTATGAAATGGATATAACTTGGCCTACTTGCAATGTTCCAGAAATAAAACATCTATTAGAATGGATTCAATTTGCATTAGAACATTATATAGATGATTATCCTATGCTAAAAGAAGGTGGTAAATTTAAAATGGATCCGGGTTTTAATTATCAAGTATATCCAAAGGGACATGCATATAATGGTTGGCATGCTGAAAGAGGTGGCATAGAGAGTACTCGAAGAATGTTAGTATGGATGATGTATTTAAATGAGTGTGAAGACGGTGGTGAGACTGGATTTTTATATCAAAAATATAATATGAAACCTGAAAAAGGATTATTATTATTTTGGCCTTCAGATTTTACACATACGCATAGAGGAATGCCTAGTTTTAAAACAGAAAAAGAAATACTTACAGGTTGGTATTCTTATATTATGACAGGAGAATCATTGAAATGGGATTAGAATTTAAAGAATTACTAGAAGAATATACTTTCAATATTACTGAACAAGATGTATTTAATTGGTTTAAAATAAGAAGAAGATTTCCTCATGAGTTTCATACACAAACACCTAGTATAGAAGTTATAAACTCATATGATGGCGAATCTCAACATAGAGGTATTTTTGATAGTGAAGGATATGTTGATGAATATAAGGTTATGAATTATTATGAAAAAGGTCATACGATTATAATATCAAATGTATTTGATTTAACTGAAGAACTAAGAATGTTTGAAAGTGCAATATCTGATGTTTTTGCATTTTATCCTGTTAAGGGTAATTTATATTGGAGTAAATCGTGTGATGGAGGATTTTCTAGTCATGACCACCCACTATATGATGTTTATGTAAAACAAATATACGGTACCTCTCATTGGGTTTTAAATGAAACTGATGATGTCATATTGCCTCCAGATGATGTATTATACATACCTAAGGCAACTAAACATTATGTAAAATCAACAGATGGTCCTAGACTATCACTAACAATTAATATGTTATGAAAATAGATAAATCAGCACATAAATGGATTATTGATAACATGTATAATAAAAGTTATCTAAACCGATATGGTCAATATCCTATAGGAATTAGATTTCATTTAGGTATTATAGATAATCATAATGAAATGAAAATGGCATTAGAAAGTGATGATGAGTTTTATGAAGATAAACTTATGGGATTAAAAACTTCTACTAAAGAATTAAGAGAAGTATCAAAAACTGGTGCATATTGTTATGAAAATAATGAAGCATATGATATAGAAAACTGTACACCTGTTATAATGAAGACATTAAAAAATGACCATTGGGAATATTTAAGAACAGATACATGGTGGGGTGAAAGAGCTCTTACGGTATTTGGTTATAAAAAACATACATATGTTCCTGAAAAAAATCATAGTAAGGTTTTATTTTATAATTGGGTCTATCAAGAGTTTGTATTAACACATAGAGTAAAGACTGTAAGACCCACATCTACAATAAATCAAGATGATGACATTCAGTCAATTATTATTCCTTATGAGGGAGTAAATAGAGAGGTGGTGATAGTTACTTCTACTAAAGATAAGTATAGAAATCATACAGAATCATTAAAAAACGCCAAAATATTTGTAGAGCCTAAAATAAATCAGTTAAAGGTTCTTTATAAATAGTACTATGGCAATTACAATTACAGATAAAGCATTACAAGAGTTTACTGATTATTTTCAAGACCCTGTAAATAAGTATATTCGTATATATTCAAGAAAGTTAGTATTTGAGGACTCAGTTACAGTAAGTGGTACACTTACCGGAACAGTAATACCTTTATTAACTTTTGACGCTATGAATGTAGGTAAAAAAGAAATTATTTACAATACAGATGGTGATGATACTAGTGGTGTCAAAGAACTAAAGGTCTTGCCGGCATCAAATCCAAAAGTAGATTCTGAAATTTTTTTTGATGAAACTAGAACACCTAATAAAGATTTTTTTTATTTTAACTCTGATACAAAAATAGGAAGAAGTGTATCTCGAATTGGTCAATCATCAAGTAGTGATAATCAACAACAGATAGAAGGTTTAGATTTATATTTAACATGGTCTAATGATGAAGATTCTCATGTGGGCAATTCTACTATTGATTATGATGAAGTAAAAGATACACTAACAATAGATATTACACCATGACAGAACTAAGCTCACTTACAAGACAACCAACTAAACTTGATTATGCAGCTGCTACTCAGTTTAAGTTTAATATTATTAAACTGCCTAAAGTAGAATTTTTCTGTACAACTGTAAATATACCAGGCGTTACATTGGGTGAGACTTCACAAGATACGCCATTAAAAACTATACCAATACCTGGTGATACATTGACTTATTCAAGTTTAAATGTATCTTTTCTTGTAGATGAAAACTTAGAGAACTATCGTGAGATACATGGTTGGTTAACAGGTCTAGGATTTCCTAGAAGTCATGAACAATTTGAAACTTTTATCAACGCCGGTAAAGATAGATTTCCTACAAGTAATGCAACTGCAAACAGTAGAGAGGCAGGCAGAGTAGATGATGGTGGTTTTGATGTTGGTGCTTCTTACTCAGACGCCACATTAACTATATTGTCTAGTAAGAATAATCCTGTATTAGAAGTAAGATTTAGAGACTTATATCCTACTTCACTATCTGGTTTATCGTATGACCAACAAGCTGGCGATACTTCATATCTTACAGGTGATGTATCCTTTAGTTATCAAATATATGAATTTGCAACTGTGGGAAGTGCTACAACTACTGAAACAACCACATAAGACTTGACATTTACTCAGTTTTATTATATAATGGTTAGATTATGACATTAGAAGAACTACAAGAGCAGGTCGATAAAGACCTCAAAATAAATGATACTGAACTTGACTTAGAATCTCTAAAGACACCTCAGTTACACAACAAGTATCTTAAACATTACAATAACTTTAAACTGTTATTGACCAGAGCTGAATCTGATTACAAGATACTTAAAAGAGTAAAATGGGAGTACTATACAGGTAAGGCAAGTCCACAAGTATATCAACAAAAACCTTTCAATTTAAAAATAATGAAATCAGACATAGACAAGTATCTAGAATCTGATGAAGAATTAATCAAAGGAAAACAAAAAATAGACTACTTAGAAACTGTTGTCAATTACTTAGATAGAACACTAAAGATTATTGGTGGTCGTGATTGGCAGATAAGAAACTCAATAGAGTGGAGAAAATTTACTTCTGGTGCTATCTAATGTTTCTTCAAGAAGTATACCATATTTTTAAGAACGCCCTATCTCATGATGATTGCGACCATATCTGTAGTCTTGCACATGCTGACCAATTAAAAAAGGCAGAGATACAAGATGGCGATACTAAAAACAGAAGTAGTATGGTTACATGGATTAATGATAATCAAGTAGTAGATACTATTACTGAAAAAATTCATCTTGCAAATGCCGAATCTTTTAAGTTTCAATTATCAACAATAGAACCTTTACAATACTCTAGATATGAAATAGATGACCATTACGACTGGCATATTGATTCTCATTTTGACGCCTACAATAATGGCATGATACGAAAACTATCTTTTACTGTAATACTAAATAAAGAGTATACAGGTGGTGAATTTGAGATTACTGTTCCTAACCCTAAGAACATTGATACATCATCTACTTATGATAAACCAAATGTTGGTGATATAATATTATTTCCCTCACACATATGGCACAAAGTACACCCTGTCAAATCAGGTGTTCGTAAGTCATTAGTAGGGTGGGTGTTAGGTAGACCTTTTATATGAAAACACATAGAATTTTTCCTACTGTACTAACAGAGTTTAGTTATGATATTTCTAGTAAAGAAGAATCAATAGTACATAAAGAGTTTGATAGGTTTAAATATCGTTCAGATGTTTTTCCTATGAATACTATTGATGACTTGCATACTCATATACCACAGTTTGCAAAGTTTATTGTTGATACATCTAATACTATATTAACTGATACTTTTAAATATAGTTATGATAGTATAGAGATTACTAATATGTGGGCAAGTAAATATGAAAAGGGGCATTATCATGCACCTCATACTCATGCAAACAATGTGTTGTCTGGTGTTTATTACTTAACAAACGGAACACCTGTTCAGTTTTTTGACCCTCGACCTGAAGTTTTGTCTCCTACTTGTACTGAAAATACTATTGACAATGTATCTCTATTTGATTTTACTGCTGTAAAAGGTACAGGCATAATTTTTCCTTCTTGGATAAAAC